CTTCCAACGTTCGCTTACGGAGGAAGTGCTTCACACAAAAACTAAACTAGACTTATAGTATTGGAAATACCACTATAATCTGTGTATCACTTCTTTACAGGTTGATTTAAACTTGCAGCCGACAATGAATAGGAAAAATCAGTTCATATTTTGTTGTATAACGTTACTTTTCTCAATATTCTCCAGAACCTCGTCGATAAAAAGTGAACGGTAATGCGGACACTCTAACACACCCTTTTCTTTCGCTTCTCGGTACACCTTGGAGAACAGCTTGGCTTTCTCCTTATCGGTGGTCGGTAGTTCTTCTATGGGAGTGGCAAGGAACCGACAGCCCCAGCCTTTGCTGGTAGGGGTGAGTTGGCAATAGTTTGTTCCCTCACAAGTGAACGCACATTGAGATATTATGTTTTTCATTTGTCTAATTTTACAGCTATACTTTCAATGATATATTGGTCTTTATTTAAATTGTTCCCTTTTTAGGTTTATGATGGCGTTTACTATGAAAGTTGGCAATGGATTGAACTACTATATTTAGCCAAACATAATCTAATGTTCTCTATAATAGTCATATTACAAATCTCCCTTTAATGCACTATCTTTGATTTCTGCTATCATATAACAATCTCTCAGTATCTTTTCAACCTTTTTCAGATCTTCATCAGTGGTTTTAGGTCCCATCATTATTTCTAAATCTTCTAAGGCTTCTTGTTTTAATGGAATATAAAGAGCTTTTTCGCTCAACTCCATTCCATTTTTATAGGCAGCACCAAGAGCCAACGGAAAACTCAAAGGATGACTGCTCATTAAGGCTGGTTCAAACGGTTGTGCGTGAATAATGAAACGGCTTTCGTTCTGTAATGCCCATTCTCTTTTCTTGTAAATACCAATATTGTCATATTTAAATGCAAATCCTTGATCAAAGCATTTGATAGCTTCTTTATAATATGGCTCAATATTTTGTTCATATTTCACCTCAACAAGATTAACTTTATTAATATAAGAACTGACTACAAAATTTTCAAAATAATATTCCCTATTATTATAAAATGACCTATTAACAGTTCCCACATCGTAAGTTTCAAACATATCCTCATCCAAACTTATCCTTACACCTTTATTTCCCTTTCCGTATCGATTCCATAAATCAATATTTTCCACTTCCAGTTTAGTCCAACAACTCACAAAAGTATATTTGCCTAATTTAATATTCGTATCATAAACTGTTGAGTCGTATTTATATTCGGCTTTATCATCCACTTGATCTAAACGATTAAATTTTATACTTTTGTTCTTGAGAATCATTTCTAATGCTTCAATGGAAGTATAATGATGTATTTTCATACTTAGAGCTAATATAAGTTTATCCTATTTTGTTTGATTTTTGAGAATTATTTCCTTTATATCTGATGCAATTTCTTCAAACCTATCTTGAGCCTCCTGATATGCATTGGTAATTTTTATATTTTCAGTCCTCACACTTTGAGCCTTTCTTATATTTTCATTATCATCATTTTTTATATACTCGGAAATTTCATTATCGTCAAAGCTCTTAATATCTCTGTATAGGTTTTCTAAATTATACATTATTAATGTGATTAATTTATGGTCATTAGCTGTGGCAGCATATTTCATAGCACAAAACCAAGATAAAAATGCTGAAAATGGTTGTTTTTTTGAAATTACCATAGCCTGAACTATATTAATATAGCTCTGCAAAAAATTAAATTGAAGATTGTTGTCTGACCGTGATTTTTTTAATTCGTTTTTTGTTTGCGATATTAGGACTTCTAATTCTTGTTGTTTAGATGATATTTGAATAATGTGATTATTATACTGATTATTAGAATCTTGTATCTTTTTACTTATATCTATAAAATTATAGATTTGGAATCCTACAATTATAGTTGCACATATACCCATTAGGCCTCCTATAGCTCCTATAAACGAATCATTTGTTATAGCAGTCCCGTGTTGAATAGTAAAATACAATGAAACCCAAACGCCTATTGATGAAACGATGGATATTGTGGACAACAAGGTAGACCATTTACTATGGCTTGTATTAATATTATTAGAAATAGAATTTTCATTCCCGTTAATATTCACTCCTGAAACATTGCTGTTGGATATATTGCCTGATTTTTGTTTCATAGTTTGTTTTCAATAATGGATATAAGCCTATCAATTTGTTCTTGGAACTTCTCTGTAGTTTTCTGATTATTTTCTACTATCTTGAGCAAAGTGTTATACGCATCAGGGTTGATATGTATTTCTCTACCATTTACATTTACCCCTGAAACATTACTATTAGATATATCCCCAACGCATTGCACTGGTTTCAGCATATTCCCTTTCTCGTTAATAATCCAATCTATGTTCAATTCAGGGAATGTGTTAGAAATTAATTCTAATTTCTCTTTTCTAATACTATCTCCCACCTTGGAAACAAATCCATTTCCAAGCCCGCATAGCGACTCAAATCCTTTGTTTGTAAGATTTTTGTAGCTTATAAACTCTTGAAGTCTATCCCTTACACTCATATTAATAATTATTAAAATAGAAATTATTTCTATTTATTGGTATTTGTATTAGAAATTATTTCTATCTTTGCAACGTCAACAACAACAACGACTACAAAATAATGAAAAATAGTTGAGTTGGCAAAATTTGAGTAATACCTAAAAAGGAGTAAGACAATGAAAAAGTACGATTTACACAAGATTATGAAAGCGGCTCACGAAATATACAGAAAGTATTTCAAGCTATACCAGCTTACTCACGGTGTACAGACTTTCGGTGATTGCTTGAAACTCGCTTGGGCTAACGAAAAGAAACGTATCGCTGATGAAGAAGCAAGAGAAGCTGAAAAAGAAGCTATGAGAGCTGCTTTACAGAAATCGGAAAAGAGAAGTTCTTATGATTACTGCAATGCTCCAGCTTCAGCTTACTACAATATGAATAGCAAAGGACTTCTAGGTTCTCGCTATGTAGGTGATTAAAGTATTTGTTCGCAGAAAAGGCAGCTACATATACCATGCAGAACAGCTGTACACTTAATATGAATACTTGCGCAAGTGGTGTACAAAGCCTTACATGGGCGAATGAAAAATCTCCGTCCGGTCATTGAACCTACCCTTTGATGGGAGACGGAGAGCGAGATGGAGTGATTGCCCTAAGCAATCCGTTCCAGAAAGCGATACTGGCGCTTACCCTCAATCCCAGCATAGAGGACGCGAGAGATACCCGGAGTAGCAATAATCCTGCGATGATATGAGCGGAAGACTTGCAACGGTGCGAAATAGGAAGCCGACATGCCCCGAACGGTCATGCAGTGAAGTACAGTAGCTGATAACTCCGGTGGGAAGAGCAGAGAGAGCTTATCGGGGCACGAATATTAATTAAAAAGAAATAGGGGGATATTAACGATGTCAATTACGAAAACTGAATTTACTATCGAAAAGGCAAAAAATGGGTTCATTTTAGATAATGAAAATACCGGTAAAAATGTATTTCTTGACAAAGAATCAATATCGGCTTTTGTTTCCAAAAGCCTGGTAAATTCTTTAAAATATAATGAAGATAAACTTTTCAAAATAAGAATGGAAATAGAAAATCCAATCTTAAAAAAAGATTAACTTATGAAAGCAATTATAGAAAAGCAGGTGACAATACTTCCTGCAAATAGCGGGTTTATCAGTAAGAGTAATACCGGGAGAGAACCTTGCATAGTAATTATCAAGTTGTTCTCAATCCCGATATACAGAAAAGAAGTAATTATACCCAAATGAGTTTTAGTAACTCGGAATATGGAAATTGGGTTTTGACACTCTTCAAGGCTCCTTCAAGGAAGTGGATTTCACACCCACCTCCTTTTAGAGGACATACACTCTGAATTGCATCAAGATTGATGATGCACTTTTCCCCGTTAACAGGGATTTCAATGAATTTACTCATACTTACTTAATTTTTTGATTTGCACTCCAAAGTTAAGTAAATCTCCCGAATAAAGCGTGATGCCGCCAATCGAATTGGCTCGGGAGAGCTCAAATACTAATCATTAAAAATTTATAGCGATGAAAAAGCGAATAATCACAGAAAACTACACTCCAGCTTTGAGAGATATGGGGGTGGGGGAAGTTCTTACTTTTCCAGTTAAGGCGTATAACTCCATAAAGGGGACAATCATCCCTCGTTTGAGATTGGAACTCTGCGTTGAAGATGCCGACTGGAAAGTAGGGGAGGTTGATAAGAGGAAAGGCATTTTTGATGTGGAAAGGGTCGCGTGATGGTGTCTCTTTCTCCTACGGAAATGCTGGTTGCAAATGAGTACTGCAAGGGTCTTGCCGACAAGGAGGTAGCGGACAATCTGAATAAATCGGTTTGGACTGTCAAGACCCAGAAAAGAACGATATACCGGAAGTTGGGTATTTCCAAAGATACGGAACTGCTGCTGTATATGATTTGCGATAGGCTTAAGCGTGATTTTGATTTGAAGGAATTACGCAGACACGGGCTTGAATTCCTATTTTCCATTCTGTTCTTATTGATGCAGGTCACTTGCAATGATATTGACTTACGGAGAATGAGAATACCATCACGGGTACGGACAGCTATGCGATATATAAGGACTGGCCGAAAGAATAATAACGACTTTATTTTTTAACGGTATGATATACGAAGTGAATGGTGATTTACGCAGTTCCATGTTGATTGACGGGACAGCGGAGGCGAGATTGGCAGACATCCTCACTATTATGGATTCTCGCACTTTTCCAAAGAGAGAATCTGAAAAAATAGTAGGAGGTCCGGGCAGGTTAAGAGTGTTGGTAAATACTCAAAGAGTGAGAGTTGAGTATAAATCTAATGGGAGAAGCTATTACAATGCTTCGGATGTGTTGAGCTTTGCAAAAGTAAGAAAGGGAAAGAACAATGAAAAGAAGAATCATTATAAACGTGCTACTGCTTAACGTATTGGCACTACCATGTTTATTGATGTTTAATGATGTAGACTCGGTAACGGGAGACTGGAATTATGGTATAAACCTTTTTGGCCTTGTGTATTCGTATTGGTTTTATCACAATGTCCTGAAAAAGGTGTTCAAGATATAGACCTCAGCGGAGGAAGTGTTTCACACATAATTAGATTGATTTAGAATTAGACATGGGAGTTGTCTCTACTCGTGAGAGTAGGGACAGACACGGGCAATTAGCTCAGCTTGGTAGAGCGGTACATGTAGTTAGTATTGGTAATTTGTCATGGTATTGTTTAAAGGTTTCATGTATAGGTCGCGGCGTTCAAATCCCGCATTGTCCACAAGCTTTTTATTGTTTAATCTATAATTCCGTTGTAAAGGACAACGTGAGGTGAGAGTCCTCATTTAAGTTTTTATTTTGCTTTTGTTTTAAGTGACTATCCCGGTGTGGCTTGACCGCCTATCCGGGAGCAACTTTGTTGACCTGCCTGCCCGGTCTGTGAAGATATGGTAGGCAAATATGGGCGTTCGGTGTAATGGCTAACACAACTCATTTGAGGAGATTGGCGGTTCGAGTCCGTCAACGTCCACAATCCAAGAGAGGGTTATTTAGTAGTTTTGTCGTGTTTTATTTTTTGTTTGTGTTTTAAGGTGAACGGTTTGTGAAAATAGTTCACCTATTCTGGGAACGTAGCTCAGTGGATAGAGCACCGTGTGTGGTGGAAGGTTGAGAGTTCGATTCTCTCAAGTAGATTCTTAGCTTAATGGGAGAGCACCACAAGCGGCGGTCGGTGGTTCGAATCCATCCGTTTCTACAAGCCTTTATGAGAGAAAATCCGCTTTTAGTCCGAGAGTAGGGCGAAGATAGCGCAGGGAATCATCCGCGCGGCATCGGTTAGCCGTTGACTCTATCTGAAAGGTAATGCGAAATCGGATAGGATTAGGAGTATTTGTCGTTTGCGCCCCGGAGAATACGCTTCGGGGCTTTCCTTTGGCTATTTTTTTATTAACCACTTTAATATTTTCTATTATGGGACTTATCAAAAGACCTAACGAGCTGACCGTTAAGACTACCTTGTCAGCACTGATTTACGGCCAACCTGGCATGGGAAAAACAACTCTTGCATTATCGGCTCCCAATCCGGTATTGTTCGATTATGACGGCGGTATTCACCGTGTCAATGCCGCCCATCGTGTACCGACCGTCCAGATTACAAGCTGGGACGAGACGAACCAGGTACTTTCGTCCGAAGAAATCAAGGAGTTTTCCACTATTGTGATTGATACTGCCGGGAAGATGCTTTCTTTCATGGACAAAGCGATTATGGCAGCAAATCCGAAGATGAAGAAAGCCGACGGCACCCTTTCTTTGCAAGGCTACGGAGTACGTAAGAACATGTTCATCAACTTCGTTAACCAAGTAACCCTCATGGGCAAGTCTGTTATCTTCGTGGCTCATGAACGGGAGGAGAAAGTAGGCGACGAAAAACAGATACGTCCGGAGATTGGTGGCTCATCTGCCGGTGATTTGATTAAGGAGTTGGATTTGGTTGGTTACATGGAAGCTATCGGTAAAGATAGAACTATTTCTTTTGACCCGTGCGAGAAGTTCTACGGCAAGAACACATGTAATCTTCCTTCTCGTATCAAGATACCCGTTATCATTGATGAGTCCGGTACCGTAACGGGTAAGAATGATTTTATGACGAATATCATTAATACCTACAAGGGTTATCAGACCAAACAAACGGAACTATCCTCCGAATATGATGCTATTCTTGACGCTATCCGTGACACGGTGGAACAAGTAACAGATGTTCAATCTGCCAATTCTGTTCGGGAAGCTATTGCGGGAATGACGCATATCTTTGATAGTAAAGTTCGGGCTGGCATGCTGCTTAACGAGAAATGCAAAAAGTTAGGTTTGAAGTTCAATAAACTCAGTAATAAGTATGAGCCAGCAGCCTAAGTACAGATTCTACCCGTCACTGCTCGATAAGTTCGAGCAGTATTTACGGGCTGATGAACAGGTAGAAAGCTTCTGGAACGTCGATAATGAAACGGGGGAATATAAGAAAAGTCCTGAAGTAATTGAAGCGGAGCTGAAGCAAAGCCTACTTGATGCGATAAACCGTGTCCCGTTTGAGAGTGAGGCAGCTGATAAAGGAACGGCTTTTAATGCTGTCGTAGACTGCTATATCCACAAGAAAAAGCATATACCAAGCGAACGGGAGCCATACACCATTATCGGTGATGGAGAAACAAATACCATTCAGGTATATTTTCCTGCTACTGATATCGCGCCAGAGCGTAATTTCTTATTTGACCGTAGCTGGTGTATAGAGCAGTCGAAGTATTTTTCCAGTGCATTGTCCCAAGTCTTTGTGTCCGCAGTCATTCCCACTCGCTATGGTGATGTGGAGCTTTATGGGTATATAGATGAGCTCGTTCGTGATACCGTATATGATATCAAGACGACATCCAAGTATGATTTTGGCAAGTATGAACACGGCTGGCAGCGCCATGTATATCCTTACTGTCTGATTGCTTCCGGTCAGATGGAAAGCGTGAAAGCGTTTGAGTACACTGCCTATCAGATGAAGGGCGGTACCAGCCGGACGCCACTAATTAGCGGAACGCAATACCCGGAATACTACACTTATAACCATGAACAGACGGTTAAGCTGCTTACGGCACACTGCGAGCATTTCATAGAGTTTTTGGAAGCAAACCGAGACATAATTACTGATAAAAAAATCTTTGGATTAGAGTAATGGCACAAGAAGCTATTCTGGAAAAGGTCAACGGTGAGGTGCACATAAGCAAGTCTTTTGACTTCATGTGTTCCCAGCTCCGTAATGGTCGGTACCGTGTGAAAATTGAACGGTTCACAGAACCGCGGTCGCTGTCGCAAAATGCGCTTATGTGGCTGTGGTTTACCTGTATTGAGAGGGAGACCGGGACGGATAAGCTGGATGTGCATGATTATTATTGCAACCGCTTTCTCAGAAGGACTTCTTATATCAAAGGCAAAGAAATGGTCATTGCCGGGAGTACATCGAAACTTAATACAGTGCAGATGACGGACTTTTTAAATAAAGTCCAGGCTGATGCTGCTGCCGAATTGGGAATAACGCTCCCTCTTCCGGCTGACCGTTACTATAACGAATTTATCAATGAATATAAAGATAGGAGGTAAAAATGAATATTTCCAAAGCAAAAATTACGAAGGACAACACGCTTGTTGCTTCTTTCAAGAACGAGAATGAGGACAATGTAACCATTGAGGGAAAGAATCTTATCCATAAGGATTTGCGTGCAGCGTTTAACGAATTGATTCCTCACCTTGCTTTCCTCTGTGAGCAGAAAGAAGCTGATGGAAAGGACTCCATAGATGAACTGCCGGAAGAAATCTTCTCTACATTCGAGGTCACGGGCTACACAGTTAGCGGCTCGGATGACAATGAAGGTGTGGTCTTGGTTGGCAAACGTTTTCTTAAAAGTAAGAAGGTGCTCAATCTCATTGCACCGTTTACCATGTTCAACAATGAGAACGAGGAGTACGGACATGCTTTTGAATTGCAGCAAGCTATCGATGCATGTAATTATGAAGTAGAGCAGTATTTGACTGCAAAGAAGTGGGCAGTAGTCCAGCAGGAATTACCGTTCGACGGGGATGCTACTACGGATATTGCAGCTGACCTAGTAGGCGATGCTGCCTTTGAAGAAGAAGCGAATGAGTTTCTGAAACAAGTTACAGAACAGAGTGGTACTACTCTGATGATTGACGGAAAGAAAGTGAAGCCGCGAAATAAAAATAAAAAAGTGAAAATTAAAGAACCGGCAGCTTGATATGGCAGCACCTTTTTGTATCACCAAATATCCGGACGGCTTCAAACTGAAATTCATGTATCATCCAATGTTGGTTAAATGTGTGAATAATATTCCATCGGTCAAGGCTAATGCAAAGAAAGCATATCTTTTCAATGAAAAGGCATGGTGGGTTGACCTGGCCGATGAATGGTACGTTGATACCATGGCGAGATGGGCGGTACAGCAAGGGTTCTGCGGTTCAGTACAGCGGGCGGAGCAAAGAAAGGCTGATGTAAGCTTTGATATTGCTCCGATGCCGCAACTGACTGTTCCCCACGGATTATTGCTTGAACCGTACGATTATCAGAAGGAGGGCATAGCCTATGCTCTGGCCCATAAGAGGTGTATCTTCGGTGACCAGCCGGGACTTGGTAAGACATTGCAGGCGATAGGTACGGTGACGATTGCACGAGCTTATCCCTGCCTTGTCATATGCCCGGCAGCATTGAAAATAAATTGGCAACGTGAGTTTAAGAAGTTTGCAGGAAAACAAGCTTTAATCCTTGATGATAAGAACAAAAATACTTGGCAGCGCTTCATTGAAACTAAGTGTTGTGACATCTTCATCACTAATTACGAGAGCCTGAAAAAATTCTTTGTTCTGAATGTTAAGGATGATGCACGGTTTACATTGAAGTCAATCACTTTTGACCCCCGTATTACTCTTTTCAAATCGGTAATTATCGATGAATCACATAAATGCAAGTCTACCAAGACTCAGCAGAGTAAATTCGTTGAGGGTATTTGTAAGGGTAAGGATTTCATTCTTGAGCTGACGGGAACTCCGGTCGTGAATGACAATACTGACCTTATACAGCAGCTCAAGATAATGGGGCGTTTGGAGGACTTCGGAGGATATAAGACATTCACCGAACGTTTCTGTAATGGGCCAAAGAAAGCCTCCAATCTGAAAGAACTGAACTGGCGTCTTTGGAATACCTGCTTCTTCCGGCGTGAAAAAGCTAAAGTGTTGACGCAGCTTCCAGACAAGACACGTCAGTATATCGAGATGGATATCACTACGCGGTTGGAGTATGAGAAGGCGGAAAGCGACCTTATACAATACCTACGTGTTTTCAAGAATGCAGACGATGAGAAGATTGCTAAATCTATGAGAGGTGAGGTAATGGTTCGTATGGGCATTCTGAAAGCCATCTCTGCACGTGGGAAAATCAAGGCGGCAGCTGATTTCATCCATGATGTGATAGATGGAGGCGAGAAACTGATTGTCTTTGCCTACCTAAAAGAAGTAGTGTTGGAACTGAAGAATATGTTTCCCAAAGCTGTAACGGTTACGGGTGAGGATAACGCTACGCAGAAACAGATGGCCGTCGATGCTTTTCAGAATAATCCGGATTGTACACTGATTATTCTAAACTACAAATCGGGGGGTACCGGACTTACACTGACTGCTTCCAGCCGTGTAGCCTTTATCGAGTTCCCATGGACTTTTTCTGACTGTGAGCAGGCAGAAGATAGAGCACACCGTAATGGGCAGAAAAATAACGTCAACTGTTACTACTTTCTTGGTAAGAATACCATTGATGAATATATGTATGATGTTATCCAGCGAAAGAAAGGTATAGCTAACGGTGTTACCGGAACAGATGATGTGGTTAAGGAGAATGTAGTAGATATGGCTATGGACTTATTCAAAGGGAGATTATGAGAAAGAAACAAACTACACCGCAATCGGAAAGTCAGATACAGCACTGCTGCTTGGATTGGTTTCGGCTTCAATATCCGTCTTTGAGCCGTATGCTGTTCGCCGTTCCCAACGGAGGAAAACGTGATGGCAGAACCGGGGCGCAAATGAAGTACGAGGGAGTCGTTCGGGGTGTTTCCGATTTAATACTTCTTATACCTAAGAAGGGTTTTGCGTCCCTATGTATTGAAATGAAAACTCCGGAGGGGAAACAAAGGGAGGACCAGATGAAATGGCAGAAGGAGGCTGAAAAATATCGAAATAAATACGTCATCTGTCATTCTCTTACAGAGTTTATGAACGAGGTTAATTCTTATCTACGATGAACTATATTGAGCTAATAAAGAACTTCTGGTTGCAACATAACGCATATTCGCTAACTGTCACAGAAACCGCTTTGTATTTCTACCTGTTAGAAACTAACAACCTTTGTAGGTGGGCGAATACGTTTAACCGCAATAATAGTAAGGTTCTTGCAGATCTTGGCATAGCTTCTCTAAAGACTTTGTCAAATGCTCGAAATAGATTAAAGCAGGTAGGGTTAATTGACTTCAAAACGAAGAGTGGAAGCCCGAATGTTGCATACACCTTGGTAATTTTTACCGAGGTTAGGGCGCAGGTTGATGCCGAGGTTAGGGCGCAGGTTGATGCCGAGGTTGGTACCGAGATAATAAAACATAAACATAAACAAAAACAGGTGGGTAATTCTGGCGAGTTATTCCCACCGGACCAACCTCCGAAAAAGAAACCTCCGAAACCCAAGGTAGAGTTCATTCCACCTACCGCCGAAGAAGTGCGGGAATATTTCCGGGACAAACTTCCCGATTGGGAACTGCAAGCGGATATTTTCTACAATCACTTTTCCGGTCTTGGTTGGAAAACAGCTACTGGTGCCAGGGTGGAACGTTGGGACAGCCGGGCAAACCTTTGGATAATCGAGAAAAAACAGCAAGGCAATGGAAAAAATGAATCTCAAAGACAAAACAATCGGGATGCTGATAAGGCAGCAAAGGCAAGAAACCTCCTTGACGAATATGCAGCCATCGAGCAGGGAAGTAATGCTATCAGCCATCAAGGAGAAATACCCGACCTTTAGTAAGGCTTCTGCCGTATATTCGACATCACTCCAGCCTATGCTTCTTGCAGATACCGAGAAAGCGTACAGCGAGAAGTCTCCCACGCTGTCAGACCTTGAACGGATGTACGGATATGGTTCCTCGTCTCTGTGGGTAAAGACACAGTTACTGACCATTGATTTTGCTTCTTCCACGAAGGAGGGGGCCGATGAAAATGCCTTGAATGAGTTCTCTGGGCTGTTCGTTGGCCAGTATCACTACATTAAACTGACGGAGTTTATCTTGTTTGTAGCACGGTTCAAGCTGGGCAGATACGGGAAATTCTACGGTTACTTCGACACGATAACTGTTGGCGAAGCGTTTCGGAAATTTCTTCGGGAACGGTCAGATGAACTGGATATTATCATTCGTCGACGCAATAACCAAGCTTTGGAGGAACAACAAGCTCCGGTAAAACGGAATCACCAACCGCCCGACGACTTACGGGCAAAACTGAATTTGAAATGAAAGAGACCAAACAGATAGCGACTATTCTGTCAATCCTGGCAGTATATGCCGCTTTTTATTTTGTCTGCTACTGGATAGCGGACTATTGTTTAAGGAGTTATTTGTAACGCAATTATGGAAAACAAAACTTTCAAGGACGTAATCAAGAATCATCTTGACGGACGTGCTAGGACTGACGAACTGTTCGCCAAGTCCTACGCAAAAGAAAACAAGAATTTGGATGAGTGCTGTTCCTACATCATGGGAGAGGCACGGAAACGGGGCTCTGTCGTAGCCATGACAGACGAGGAGGTATTCGGGATGGCTATCCACTATTACGATGAGGATGACATCAAAGTGAGCAAGATGCCTGCTGGAACCCGTGCAGCCGTATCCACACCTCAACCAGTGGAACTGACGGAAGAGGAAAGGAAAGCGGCCCGTGAAGCGGCAATAAAACGTTTGGCCGAGGAACAATACGCTTCACTCAAGAAAAAAACTTCACGGACAAAGAAAGCGGCAACAGAAGTACAACAGATGTCATTGTTCTAAGCGATGAAACCGAGAACGAAATTAGCAAAGCAAGCCGTGGAGTGGGCGGGCAAGTTACCGACCTTGACGGATGCGCAGCGGAAATATGCCGTATCACTTTTCCCGAAGACTGGCTATTACTTGAAGAAAGGCGAAGTCTGGTGCCAGTGCTGTGGGTATATCGACCGTGTGAGCAAGCCTATGCTGGCGGTATCTCTGGAGATGGAAACCCATTATTGCCCTAATTGTGGGAAGAGCATCCAGATGGAGCACCGACTGGATAGGCAGAAGAAAATTTCCGAGCGGGTACGCTATTCTGTGGTGCAATCTTTCCGCGGGATAATGGTGGTGCGCACGTTTGACGTGCAGCGTGACAATTACTACGGTTTTGATACCAAAGTGAACATCTTTGAGGTATTCCAGAACTGGATAACCGCCGATGGCAAGGAAGTGATTACCGGGAAAAAATATACTCGTAGTCCATTCCATTTCAGTTGGGACTACAATAGTAAAACGGATACCAAGCGGCACAACAGTAGTGCATCCGGCAGTTATGCGATGGAAGATGTTTTTGATGTGACGGGAAACCATATCTACCCTCGTGCATCCGTCACTCCCTTGCTAAAGCGTAACGGCTGGACAGGGCGATTATTGAAGATGGCACGGGTTTCTGTTGTGGATACTATTTGCCAGTTGCTTACCAACCCCTTAGCCGAGACTTTGGTAAAGACCGGGCAGTTATCCGTTTTTGAATACATGTTGCGTAAGGGTAACTACGAGATACCTTTCCGTCATGCCCTTAACATCTGCAACCGGAATCATTACATCGTTCAGGATGCTTCTCTATGGTTCGACTATTTGGAAGCATTAGCATACTTTAACCTCGACACCCATAACGCTAAATATGTTTGTCCACCTAACCTTATGGAAGCACACGACAAGATGATGGAGCGTAAACGCAAGGTGAAAGCAAAGCGGAGTTGGGAAGAAAAGTGCAAGTGGGAAGAAGTGTACAAGAAAGACAAAGGGAAGTTCTTTGGTGTGTGCTTTGGTGACGGTGAGATAGTGGTGGCTGTGATAGGCAGCGTTGCTGAAATGGCCGAAGAGGGCGAAGCGATGCACCATTGCGTATATACCAATGGCTATTATAAAAGACCGGAATCCTTGATACTTTCTGCTAAGAATATGGATGGAAAGCGCATTGAGACCGTGGAATTGAACTTGAAGACCTTGAAGGTTGTACAGTCTCGTGCCGCCTGCAACCAGAATTCCCCATACCATAACCGTATTATCGGATTGGTGGAGAAGAACATTAATCTAATCAAAAAACGAATGACAGCATGAAAGCCTATATAGAGTTTTTAAAAGACAAGATGGCCATCAGTCATCAGACCGGGTTCGAGGTCAATCCGGATGAACTGACACCGTCGTTATATCCCCATGTGAAAGATACTGTTCGTTGGGCGGTGTCCGGTGGATGCCGTGCGATATTCTCCAGTTTCGGTATGCAGAAGACTGTAACCCAGTTGGAGATACTTCGGGTAGTCCTGAAACACAAAGGCGGCAAAGGTCTGATAGTTTGTCCCAAGCGTGTAGTGGTCGAGTTCCTTACACAAGCGGAACAACATTTGCATATGAAAGTGACCTATGTACGAACTATGGCTGATGTGATGATATGTCCGACTGACATCATGGTTACGAACTACGAGCGTGTGCGCGACGGTGAAGATGGTGTAAGAATAGAACCTTCCTACTTCACCGCAACATCATTGGATGAAGCGAGCGTGCTGCGTGGTTTCGGTACCAAGACCTATCAGGAGTTCCTTCCCTTGTTTGCGGATGTTCCCTACCGCTTTGTCGCCACCGCCACGCCATCGCCCAACAGATATAAGGAACTGATACATTATGCCGGTTATCTCGGTGTGATGGATACCGGGCAGGCGCTTACCCGTTTCTTTCAGCGTGACAGCACGAAGGCGAATAACCTTACCCTTTATCCGCACAAGGAGAAGGAGTTCTGGTTGTGGGTAAGTACATGGGCGTTGTTCCTCACCAGACCGTCCGACCTTGGTTACCCCGATACCGGATATGAATTGCCGGAACTGCGCGTACATGAAGAAGTGGTTAGTGTTGATAACTCCACTGCCGGAACCGACCGTGACGGACAAGTGAAGATGTTCCGTGAGGCTGCTCTCGGACTTGCCGACGCAGCGAAAGAACGTCGAGACAATATGCTGGAAAAGATTGCCCGTGTGGTGGAGATAATCAACCGTCCTGAAAACAAGAACGACCATTTCCTTTTATGGCATGACCTGGAGAATGAACGGAAAGCTTTGTGTGACACCATACCCGGCTGTAAGGCTGTATATGGCTCGCAGGATGATGAGGAAGCCGACAAAGTGATAGCGGACTTTAAGGACGGCCGTCTGAAGTATTTGGCCGCCAAACCGGAGATGCTTGGTGAAGGCCTTAACTTCCAGTACCATTGCCATAAGGCAATCATGTTCATCGACTACCGTTTCAACGACAAGTTCCAGGCGATAGCCCGTATCTACCGTTTCATGCAGCAGCATCCCGTAGACCTTTACTTGGTGTATGCCGAAAGCGAAGGTGAAATATTCAAATCATTCATGCAGAAGTGGGCGCAACATCGGGAGATGGTAGCCAAGATGACCGATATAGTCCGCGAGAACGGTCTGTTCGGTTTGCAGACAGAGGAAAAGATGATGCGGTGGATGTTCGCCAGCCGGGAAGAGAAGTCCGGCAAACTGTGGAGGGCAATCAATAACGACAATGTTCTTGAATGCCAGAAGATGGAAAGTAATTCAGTGGACTTGATTGTAACGAGCATTCCATTCTCCAACCACTACGAGTACACGCCTACTTATAACGATTTCGGGCACAATGAGGACAACGGCAAGTTCTTTGAGCAGATGGATTATCTGACACCTGAACTGATGCGTATTCTGAAGCCTGGCCGGTTGGCTTGCATCCATGTGAAAGACCGTGTACTGTTCGGCAACGCTACGGGTGACGGTATGCCCACCATCGACCCGTTCAGTGAAATGACTGTATTCCACTACATGAAACACGGGTTCCGTTACATGGGACGAATCACGGTCGATACGGATGTGGTGAGGGAGAACAACCAGACTTATAGGTTGGGCTATACGGAGATGTGCAAGGATGGTTCAAAGATGGGTATCGGTTGCCCGGAGTATGTTCTTCTTTTCCGCAAGCTTCCTTCCGACACCTCACGGGCTTATGCTGATTTGCCGGTGACCAAGAACAAAAGCGAATATTCATTGGCCCGTTGGCAGATAGACGCTCATGCAAGTTGGAAATCTTCGGGTAACTCTCTATTGAGTTACGAGGACATGAAAGGGGCTGGCATTGACAAGATACGCCACCTATTCAGGAACTACGAGCGTGGGCATGTCTATGATTATGAAGAACACGTGTCATTCGCCGAAGAGCTGGAGGCATACGGAAAACTGCCAAAGACATTCATGGCCGTTGACCCGGTAAGCAAGAAACCCTGGATATGGGACGATGTTACCCGGATGCGTACGCTCAATACGAAACAGTCTCAGAAGAAACGGCAGAATCATATTTGCCCCCTTCAGTTGGATATTGTCGAGAGATTGATTGAACGGTATTCAAACAAGGGTGAACTGGTGTTTGACCCGTTCGGAGGTATTGGCACCGTTCCATATTGCGCTATCAATCTGGGGAGAAAAGGTCTGTCTACCGAACTCAATTACGATTACTGGAAAGACTGTCTTTCATATCTGTATGAGGCAGAGATGGAGGTCAGCGCACCCACATTGTTCGACTTAATGAATGATGCTGTATGAACATTCACCAGACAGTTCCCCGTTCGGATTGCACCTCCTTCGCCAAGTGCGGCAAGCATTCCCTTGCATATTGCCGGAGGTATGGCGCGTCCGAATGCGGACCATGTGAGATTGTGAGGAGGAAACCTCGTAACCGGGTAGTGGTTGACGGAGTGGAGCGTAAGCTGTGTACCCGCTGTGGAGAGGTCCTTCCGTTATCCCGGTTCTTCGATAGGACAGCCCGCCGTAACGGCAAGGTGTACCATCTGAAAGCATCATGGTGCAAGATGTGTATGGCAGAGGTACAGAGCGAGAGAAACAAGAGAAGGAAAATGAATTGAGATTAACATGTGCAAAAAGAAGCCATTTCTGCACATGAAGTATTAACACGAGCGGAAACCGGTGTTTTTTGCTCGTAACAAATCAGAAATGAGCAAAATGAATAGAAAAGAAAAAGAGGCCGGCTCAAAGTTCATTTTGAGACAGCCTCTTAGTATATGGTTTGTAAGAATTATCAGAGGTGGGGATTCGAACCCCACAAACTTCGCCAAGGCGCTGCTTACACCCTTTTAGCTTCAACGGTTGGTATTCCTCACTCGGACTCCGAAGAGAAGCGAGCGTACAGAGACCTAAATCTCTAAAATCCAATTCAGTTTTTGATAAACGGATTTTTTATTGGATTCAACGATGCAAAATTAATAAAAAAAACAATATACCAATGATAATAGCTTGGTTTAGTTGCGGTGTAACATCCGCAGTCGCTTGTAAAATAGCATTGAGCTTATATAACGAAGTACAACTCTACTACATCGAAACTGGTTCCGGGCATCCAGATAATGCCCGATTTCTCTCAGATTGCAAGAGATGGTACGGGCAGCCAATTCATACCATTCGCAGCGATAAGTATCTTAATGTAGATGATGTACTGACCAAGAAACGATACATCAATGGTCCGACTGGTGCAGCTTGTACATTTGAGTTAAAGAAGCAAGTTCGTTACAAGTTAGAAAAAGAGTTAGAATGTTGGGACGGCCAGGTATGGGGATTCGACTTCGACCCGAAAGAAATAAACCGCGCCATCCGCTTCAAACAGCAATATCCAGATACAAAACCGTTGTTTCCGCTTATTGAGCGACAGATAACCAAACAAGATGCGATGGGTATGCTTTGGAAAGCTGGCATTGAAATCCCTGCCATGTACAAGATGGGGTACAATAATAATAACTGCATTGGTTGTGTGAAAGGTGGCATGGGCTATTGGAATAAGATACGGAAGGATTTCCCAAAAGTGTTTGACCGGATGGCTAAGATTGAACGTGATGTTGGTGCGACGTGTCTGAAGGATAAATCGGGAAGAATCTTTCTTGATGAGCTTTCCCCTGACCGCGGAGAATTGTTAAACGAGATAATTCCTGATTGTTCTCTTGTGTGTCAAATCGAGTTTCAAGAAATACTTGATAGGCAGGTAGAGCAAGTTTTGAAAGGAGAAATCAGTATTAACGATGTAAGATAGATTTAAGAATAAAATGAATAAGGAAATAACCCTTGAATGGCTTAGATTGGAGTTTTATAAATGTAATCATGCCAAGTACAGAAAGTATGCTGATGAATGGCTGAACAACCTTACTGATGCTCAGATAGAAGGATTTGAAAGACAGCGTATAGGACAAATTGATAAATCGAAATGCGTATGAAACAGACATTGGAAGAAGCAGCAAAGCAAGAGCTAATGTCAAGCTATGCAATAGTAGTTGAAGGTGAATTAGTCTATCAAAGGCAAGCAATGCTGAATATGTTTAAGAAGGGTGCAGACTGGCAGGCGAAGCAGTCACCGTGGATAAGCGTAACTGATGCTATTCCTAAAGATGATGCAAAAGGAACTTGTATAGTGAAGTTTGTAGATGGTAGTATTGATGAAATGGCAATGAGAGAAGTTAATAAATGGGTGTATCCCTACATCAAGACTGGATATATTACTCATTGGAGACCAAGTCCAATTAAATAATAATAAATAGCATGAAAGCAATAACCATAAAACAGCCGTGGGCATCTTTGATAGTCCACGGTATTAAAGACATTGAGAACCGTACTTGGAGAACGAATTTTCGTGGACGTGTGCTAATACATGCTGCCGGTTCTCATGGTAGAAAGTTTAGTGTGAATTTGACCGATGCACAGACAAAAGCAGCATTTGCTACAATAGCTAAAGATACCATGTCCGGAAGTTTGTCCTTTGGTGCCATCATTAGAAGTGTCAAAATAATAGACTGTGTTCAGAATCATCCTTCTATCTGGGCAGAGAAAGGAGTTTATAATTGGGTACTGGCCAATCCCATTTTCTATGAAAGACCTATCGAGAATGTGAAAGGAAAGCTTTCTTTCTGGGATTATCCCTACCTCAGAGAAGTGAAAATAGAATGTCCGGAATGTGGCAATATAGAAATTGCTGTCGAAGATTATACGTCGGCTCCGTTCTCGACTTATCTGCATAGGTGTAATAAGTGTGAACATGTGATTATGGAAAGCGAGTGGCATGTAGTAAAGTAAGGATATGGAATTTGATTGGTTCTGGTTTAATGTAACAGTCTTGATAATTTGTGTTACTGTGTATAATTGTTTGAATATCTATTTCAAGCATAATGATGGAGATAATGATGGAGATTGAGAGATGTACTAGCATGGCAAAATGTACTGCCAAATCTTGTCAGTAACTTCTTTGATACCGGATAGTCCATTCGTTGATTATTAGGTATCTTTATTTTCGTAACGTAAAATAGTGTGTCAATGGAGATAATTTATAGAAAAATAGAGACCCTTAAAAAGCTGGATAACAATCCCAGAACCATATCAGAGGAGCAGATGCAGATACTCAAAGAGTCCATTCGTTGTAATCCGGACTACTTCGAAGCACGCCCTATAATACTATCTGACCGGACTGGAAAGCTGGTGATTATAGCCGGCAACCAGCGGTATGAGGCCAGTGTAGAGCTGGGGCTTCCTGATGTACCGACTGTTCTGCTTCATGGTCTGACAGAAGAGAGGGAACGGGAGATTATTATCCGTGACAATGTGAATAATGGTGCATGGGATGAGAAGTTGCTGAAAGAGTGGAACGCAGAGTCTTTGATGGACTGGGGATTGAACTTTGATTTTGACTATGATAGTCTGGTAGATAGTGAAAGTGATACTCGGAATAAATACACGAAAAAGATTGAAGCTCCGGTGTATGAGCCAAAGAGTTCAATGTGCCCGGAAATAGATTCTCTCTATGATAAAAGCAAATATGAAGAACTGCTTTCGGAAATAGACAATTCAGATGTTCCGGCCCGTGTGAAGGAATTTCTTCGGATAGCAGCATTGAGACATATCGTATTTGACTACGGACAGATAGCAGAGTTCTATGCCCATCAAGAGAAAGAAGTCCAGGAGTTGATGGAGGCGTCTGCACTGGTAATAATAGATTTTGATAAGGCAATAGAGAACGGTTACTCTCGGTTTAAGGAGGATATTTATGAAATAATGCTGGAGGATACTGAAGATGAGGAGTGATTTTGTAGCGTTCATATTGACGCATGGCCGTGCAGGTTCCGTCATTACAGATAAGACACTGCGGAAGTGTGGCTATACGGGACCGATTGTTTATGTGATAGACAATGAAGATAAGGCAGCTGCCGAGTATTACGCGAGATATAAAAACGTTGTAATGTTCGATAAACCGAAGATTGCAAAGACTTTTGATGAAGCGGATAATTTTGATGATCGCAGAGCTATTGTTTATGCGCGCAATGCTTGCTTTCAGATAGCAAGAAAACTTGGCTACAAATACTTCATAGAACTGGATGATGATTACGATGTGTTTTCTTTTACTTACGGCAGAGATGGTACATTCAAACAGAGGGCGATAAAGCAATTGGATGTAGTATTTGAAGCTATGCTACGTTTTTATGAAAGTATTCCGGCTCTCACTTTGGCTATGGCTCAAAGAGGCGATTTTGTAGGAGGAAAGGAAAACGATATTTTGAAAGGCGAGAAGATGAAACGGAAAGCGATGAATTCTTTTATCTGTTCTATAGATAGACCGTTTCAATTCGTTGGTCGTATTAATGAAGATGTGAACACCTATACCACGCTTGGTAGCAGGGGATGTTTACTGCTGCAGGTTCCACAAGTGGCGCTGAACCAGAAGCAGACTCAGAAGAATAAAGGGGGTATGACGGATATATATATGAGTCAAGGGACGTATGTCAAGAGTTTTTATACGGTTATGATGATGCCATCCTCTGTGAAGGTGGGCGTGATGGGCCATAGCGAGGAAACAAAAAGATTGCACCACGTGATTAATTGGAATAACACTGTTCCTAAGATATTGGACGAACGATTCAAGAAGAAATAAGATGGCGGCACCAACTGGAAATAAATTTTGGATGTTAAGAAGTAAGCATGGAAGGGATAAGCTCTTTTCTACGCCGGAACTCTTGTGGGAGGCAGCATGTGAGTATTTCCAATGGTGCGATGAAAACCCATGGTTATCTAAAAAGGCCATTCAAAAGACAGTTCCGGTAAGAAGGAAGAAAGGGAAAAAGGTGGAGACTGTAAATGAACAGCAGGTACAACAAGAGGTTTCCCCAACTTCCCGTCCGTATTCCCTAACCGGATTCTGTATTTATGTAGGCGCTTCATCCAAATGGTGGAGCACCTTTCGTACAGAATGTAGAAATAAGAATGATGAAGATTTTTTGGAGGTCATCGCACGCGTGGAGGAAACCATCGAGACGCAGCAGTTTGAAGGAGCGTGCGTTGGAGCTTTCAATGCGAATATCATTGCCCGTAAACTTGGACTTTCCGACAAACAAGAGGTGGACCATACGAATGCAGGAAAAGAGTTCAAAGGATTTAATTTTCTACCATATACAAAAGATGTAGATAAAGCTAATGGGGGATAAGGTCAACATAAAGCAACGTTTAGCCTATAATTACCTTCGTGATGATGCTACGAAGTTCTTATGTTATGGTGGTGCCGGTGGCGGTGGAAAGTCTTGGCTTGGTTGTGAATGGTTGATGCAATGTGCCTATTATCTTCCTGGTACTCGCTGGTTCGCAGGTCGAAATAATTTGAAAGATAGTCGTGAGTCTATCTCTGTCACATTCGACAAGGTGGCAAAGTGGCATCGGTTCGCCGACTACAAGCAGACAAATGATGGAATAAGCTTGGGGAATGGCTCGGAAATCATCTTTCTTGACTTGACCTATTACCCGGTTAAAGACCCGATGTATGAGCGTTTGGGTTCTAAAGAATTTACAGGTGGTTGGATTGAAGAAGCAGGGCAGGTTCACTATCTCGCCTTCGAGGTTCTAAAGACACGTATAGGACGACATCTGAATGATCTGTATGACATTCCTGGCAAGATACTCATTACTTGTAATCCGAAGAAGAACTGGCTTTATCGTGAGTTCTACAAACCGTGGAAAGAAGGCAAGCTGAAAGCTCCATACGCTTTTATTCAAGCATTGGTGCAGGATAATCCCTATGCTACTGAGGACTATATAGATACACTCCGGAATACAAAAGATAAGGTAACAAAAGAGCGTTTGCTTTATGGTAATTGGGAATACGACAATGACCCAACAGCTCTTTGTGATTATGATGCTATTTGTGACTTATTTACTAATGAGCATGTAATATCGGCTGGTTTATCGACGGGGGCGGCTGACCTTGCCATGAAAGGACGCGACCGCTTTGTCGGAGGGCACTGGGTAGGCAATGTGTGTTATATCCGGTTAGACCAGGAATATAGCACGGGTAAATCTATTGAGACGGACCTTAAAAACATGATGATACAGTGGAAGATTCCACGTAGCATGATGGTAGTTGATAGTGATGGACTTGGAAGCTACCTTGAAAGTTATTTGAATGGCATCAAAGAATTTCATGGTGGTAACCGACCTATTAATCCAGAGTACGACAATCTGAAATCTGAATGTGCATTTAAGCTTGCAGAACTAATAAATAATCGGCAGATAAGGGTTATATGTACGGAAGTGCAAAGAGAGCGCATAATGGAAGAACTTTCCGTTTTGAAACAAGACCATCTAGATGCTGATACTCGGAAGAAAGGGATAATCAACAAGGAGAAGATGAAAGAGATACTCGGGCATTCTCCGGATTACCTCGACATGTTGATAATGGCAATGCTTTTCCGTATAAAACCGATACCTAAAAGACCAAAAGCAAAATTAGGACAGATATGACAGTAAAAGAGTTTTTGATATTGAGTAATGTAGCGAGCAATGCTGCTGAACTGTTGGAGCAGATAGGGAAGTTGCCTAAACCGGACTTTGTCGCAGGTGTAAGAGTTCCGGAGACTCTGAATGACCTCACTATAGGTCAGCTGATGGAACTACAATCCATACGCAATGGAATAGATTGTATAATGATTCCATGCCGTGTTGTCCTTGGTTTGTCTATTGATAAGATAGAGAAGTGTGTGGCAGCGGATATTCTGGGATTCTCCACATGGGTAACCAAGGAGGTTGAACGTATTACCAAGCTTTTTGAAACTACAAGCGTGGTACCGACTCCGGAAGAAAGGCGTGCCGGAGTGGATAAGCTTTCGTTCGGGTTGTTTGGCTTGGTGGATTACTATGCTACCCGTATGGGGATAACCGACCATGAGCGGGTAGAGAGTGTTCCATGGGTAAGAGTGTACAAGTGTCTTGATATGGACGCGGAAAAGATACGTTATGAACGTCGGTTACGAGAAATATATCAGAATAAACAATGAATACGAGTGTAGAAAGGAAAATCGCTTCTATCGCAGAGAAGCTGGAAGGAGTTACCTATTTATTTGATAACTGGGCGACTGCCAACGTTCGGCTGGATAAGATGACATTGCCGGCCATTATAAATCTGCTTCCTGCGTCTGGGAAGTTCGTCATATCAAGGACTCAGTTAAGAGATTGCCCAAATTGCATGATTGCTTTTGCAGACAAGACGGTGTTTGATTTTGACGGGGTGGAGAATGATGAGGTTATTGAGAGGTGCAAAGGGTATGCAGTTCAATTTATCCGTGAGTTGAATAGGAGCGGGCTATTTGAGTGGGTAAGCGATGAGGTCCCTTATTCCGTTTTCTATGATAAGCTGGATGTAAATGTTACCGGAATAGTAATAGAATTGAAACTGAAAGAGGTTCAAGGAGTACCCATATGTTAGTTATGGAAGACAGAAGAAAGGACGTTAAAGATATACTGAACGAGGAGTTGGATAAACTTCGGCAGCGTATCATTGAGAATCATATACAAGCTGGACAGCGTGCAAGCGGAAGAACCATCAAGAGCCTGCATGTCGTAGTAGATGATAATCATGGTGTTTTATTCGGTAGACAGGCTTTTGGAGTTCTGGAAATAGGACGCGGACCGGGAAAAATCCCAAAAGGTTTTTATCAAATAATTCAGCAATGGGTGGTGGATAAGAGGATTCAAGTAGAAAAGCCTAAATCGTTTGCTTATCTCGTAGCTCGTAAGATTGCAAATGAGGGTACGAGGCTTTATCGCTCTGGAACGCATGAGGATATATATTCAACGAGTGTTACACAGGCGATACGGGATATTATGGACCGTGTGTTTGGTGTTTTTCTGAACGATGTACAACATATAAATTTGCATAGTAATGAGGACGCATAAGATAGGAAATACTACAATCGAGTATCCGGATGAAATATCTTTCTGTTTCAATCCGGTAGTGATAAATATTAGTGGATATACTTGGGCATGGGTGGAAGCAACGATAACCGACGTACTTACCGGAAAGGAATATAAGGAAAAGCGTGCATTATTTAAAACCGCATGTTTCTTTGATCTGTCTTTCTATATGCAATCGGCTTTTGATGCAACGGAGTTTGGCAAGATTGACTATCAATCCTCTATTCCACAAGATAGTCAGCTTGGGCGTCTGTTCTCTGTTGAAGTGGATATGTATACGTCTGATAGCACTATCGGAGAAAGTTTCCAGTTTAATACTTTTATTATTTGGGGCGCAATGAAAGTCGGCGAAAGATATAATGGTGACCGTATTCTAACATGGTTTAAGAACTTACCATTTACGGTCGGTATGTACACTGCGGGGGCCGGTACTGTTAGTGTGACTGCTGACGGTCAAGTTTTGCCCTCCATCATATTGTCTGACCGCAAAGTGTATAATCTTACTTTGCAGGGTATTGATGCGAATAGGGATGTTGTTTTGAATCTCCCTGGAACCAGTACGGGAGCAAGTGTATTCGATAATACCTTTGACTTTACTTTTCACGCATTGACGAATGTGGCCGCAAATGTGAGGCTTTTAGTTGATGAATGTACAGACGGAATTTATTTACGTTGGATAAATCGTCATGGTTTTTATTGCTATTGGTTGTTTAAACGTGGTGATGAAAGCAAACAAATTGCTAATGATGGTGAATTCATTCGTAATAATATGCAAGACTATAACTATGTTAATGGCTATCATGGAGGGTCAGGACGTAAGCAGAGAAAAACAGAAGAGAATACATTACTGGTTTGTGCTCCTTTAGTGGACTCAGAAACGTTTGATTTCTTGTTTCAACTCTCGTTGTCACCCGTTGTTGATATGTATGCAGGTAAAAATGCGAATGGAGTTGATAGCTGGAAGGCGGTGAATGTATCTGTTGGTAATTTCAATAAGACAAGAGCCGTATTGCAGGATTTCGTAGCAACAATCATATTACCAGAAACAAGAGTACAAAGCTTATGAGAAACGATATGCTATTCATTGATGGTGAATTGGTGGACTTGGACGATAACACTAAAATTACGCTACTTTATAAAAGTAATCTCTTTACAGACTTGAGTAAGATTGTAAGTAATAATAGCTATACAATCAAGTTACCTAAAACAGTAAGGAACCAACGTGTCATATTACATGCTGATATTCCGTCCGCAGCCTCCGGTTATCCTCGGAAATATCATGATGCAAGATATTTTCGGAATGGAGTGGAGATTATTCCGAGTGCCAAGGCTGTACTTATTTCTGTTTCCGACAATATAGAAATTGCAATAACATGGGGAAATTTCACTTCTTTCAATAAAGTAGTTGAGGAGGGGCTTAAATTAAATGAACTTGGAGAGCGTTATGATTATCAGTCTTGGTTTTTAGGAATTACATTATCTGACTATGGAAAGAATGAAATAATCATTTCTGATATTGATTTCGGACTTAAGGATAATGAGTCTCAAGCAGTATTACATCCGTCTGTCAGAGTTACATATATAATTGACCTTATAAGGGAAAAATATAAATTAAACTTTGTATTTCCTAAAAAGGAATATTCGTTCATATATTCTTTGATTGTTCCTCTTTTGACAAGGAATGGTGGTTATGTGAATGAGGTTGACTCTAAAGGAGAATTGGAATTGGCTACTATACAAACTTATGGAGAAGGTAGTTTGGCGTATTGGACGAATGTAAATACTGCGGAATTTTTTGATGCTTCATTTGAATATTTGTATACAGTAAGCAATGTTACTATAAGGGCTGTTAAAGTACTTGTTAATGGAACGATTGTTATTACCCCCGACATGAAATCATCTCAAAATGATTTGGTGGTTTTTTGGGGTGACAATAACGTAATGGAGAACTATCACTACTTGCCATACACCATGATAGAAGGTGAATATCCATATTGCTATAATATTCCGTTAGAAGTGGAGTTGATGAGCGGGCAATTTTTGACGTTAGGAAGAAGAACTGGTTATGCAATGATTTATGCGAATATGTATGAAATGCCCTATCTTAAGGTTGGAATGAGACCCAAAGAAATTCAGATTGATGGCAGATTTCCAGTCGTGGAAAATTTGCCGGACATCAAGATATTGGATTTTCTGAAATCTATTTGTGTTATGACTGGTTTATTCATGGTGCCTGCAAGCCCAGATGAACTGACGTTTGTCTCGGTTGATAGGCTACGTGAAAATTTAAACGAAGCAAAGGATTGGACTAAAAGAGTTGTTGCGAATACATGCGAAAACAAGCCATTCTGTATCGGTTATTCTTTAGATGATTTTGCCCGTAACAATAGAATGAAATGGAAGGAGGATGATACGGTCATAGCATCCTATGATGGTAATATTATAGTAGATGATGAAACCATAGAATATGAGAGAGACGCTACTGTAATGCCTTTTGCTGCTACGGATACGATAAGGGGAGTAGCCAGTATTCCTATCTATTCTTATAATGTGACTGATGGAGAATTGGAATATTCGGATGTTGAGCCTCGTATTCTAATTGAGACAGATAATGGAGATGGGAAATCAAAAGGAGTTTTCACCGGTCTTGATTGGAACACACTTACTGATACTTACTATCAGACCTATCAGGCGCTTATTCGTAAGCCTATCGTTATTACAGAAAAGATAGAAATAAATGATATTGAGTTGAGAAACTTGGATATGACTGTTCCAATTTATTTGGCCCAATATGGTAGATATTATGCCATTATTTCCATTAAGGCAGAAGATACGGGAATATGTGAATGTAAATTGTTACAATTGGAGGTATAGTTATGGGAAATAGTAATGTAGAAGAAAAGATTCTTGATATCAGAGTACGTTATGATGATGCTATCCGTAAAATAGCGGAGTATCGTTCACAGTTGGATGTACTCCGAAAAAGAGAGCAAACTTTAAAGGATGACTTGAAGGCTGGGCGGATTAGTCGAGAACAATATAATTTGAAATTGTCTGAAACGAAGATAGCAACACAGCAATATAATGATGCTATCCGGATGCTGAATAAGCAAGTTCAGAATCAATTAAAATTAGAGAAGGAACAAGAGGGTAGCCTTGTGGCTTTACGGGCAGAACTTTCCAATGCTACCGCTGCCTATGACGCATTGAGTAGAGAAGAAAGAGAAGGCGCTAAAGGTAAAGAACTGCAGAATCATATTAATGCAATCACCGAGGAATTAAAGGAGGCAGAGGAGGAAACGCAGCGTTTTTATCGGGATGTAGGAAGCTATGAAGCTGCTATTTTAAAGGCTGCACAATCAAATGTCCCATTTCTTGATTCAATTATTAAAATGCAAACAGAACTTGGGGGAGTGAAACAAGCTTTTAATGTTGGGAAAACAGCTGTAGTGGGATTTAGCAAGCAATTATTAGCCTTACTGACGAATCCGATAGTTGCTATTCTCGCTGGTATTGCCGCAACGATAATGCTTATATCTAAGGCTATTAATTCCAGTGAAGAAGCGTCAAATCGTTGGAACGTTATTATTGCTCCATTATCAAGGTCTCTTGATTTTCTTTTGAATATTGTTCAACGATTGGCGGGAGGTATTCTATCTGTTGTCGAATCCGGAGCAAAAATGTTGGGATGGATAGCTAAGATGGCAGAAAAATTGCCAGGCATAGGAAAGTACATTAAGGATATTAACGCTGCTAATAGGGAAGCTATCGAATTGGCTAAGGAGGAAGCAGCCATAGCAAAACAAACGCGAACGGACCAAGTACAGAATGCTAAAGACCAACTCGAGGTAGCACGTTTGCGCCAGCAGGCGAAAGATAAAGAGAAATTCACGGCAGAGGAGAGGCTTGCTTTCGTAAAGCAGGCTAATAAGCTTGAAGAGGAGCAGGCAAAGCGGAATGTGGATTTGGCAACGAGAGAGTTTGAACTTCTCCGTAAGCGTTCGGAATGGGCAGAAAATGATGCAGCAACAAATGATAAGTTGGCAGAGCTGGAAGCGGCAAAATACAACGCGGAGAAGGAATATTTCTCTAAAACCATGGAATTGCTTGAGCAGGAGAATACAATTAGAGGGGAAATTGTCACAGCGCAGAAAGCTATGACGGAGAAAGTGGTTGCCATTAGAGAGAAAGAGCGTGAGGAAATCCGAAAAGCAGAAGATGAAGCCTTGAAGATAGTAAAGAATGCCCAAGAAAAACAATTTATTGAGACTAAGAGAGGGTATGAGCGTCAGATAGAGGATTTACGTATTCGTTTACGTACTGAAATAGGTCTTACATCAACTATGCGCCAAGCGCTCAATCAGCAGATTATTGCACTTGAACAGCAAAAAAATGATGCATTACAGCAATTATCGGAAGAACAACTGATGAAGGAGGTGGAGAACCGGCAGAAATTGATTTCTCTGCAGCTTGAATCCGTAAAAGCTGGAAGTGAGCAGGAGTACCAACTAAAGATGCAGCAACTTGTTGCCCAACGTGATGTAGAACTCCGTCAGAAAGAGCTTACTGAGCAGATGAAGCTTGCTATCACGGAGAAGTACAATAAAGAGATTGATGATTTGTCCATTCAACATGAGAATGATACAGCAAAGAAGCAGGCTGATGCACTCAAACTTCGATTGGAGAATGAATTGGCAGAAGCCAAATTGAATGGAGATAGTGAACTTGAGCTTCTTCGTATGCAGGAGCAGCAGAAGCTTGAACTGAAAGACAGCTTGAGACGGATGGAAGAGGAGAGTGATGCCGAATTCCGGGCCAGACAGCTTGCCGCAGATCAAGAATACTTGGATGCAAAGCAGGCGGTCATTGACAAGGAAGTGGAGATGCAGCAAAATAAAGGTGAATCCCTTTCTGTCTTGGCAGGGAATCTTTCTGATTTGTTGGAACAAGCGGCAGGAGATAACGAGAATATGGCCCAGTTGGCGAAAATACTGGCTATTGCGGAGGTTTCTATCGCACAAGGGGTAGCCATTGCCAAAGCCGTAGAAACAGCTACCCGCTCATCTGCAACATGGATTGACATGCTTGCTGCGATAGGTACTGTAGTGGCATCTGTAACTACTGTTATGGGAAAGGCTATGAAATCGGTGAAAAGTGCTAAATTTGCACAAGGAGGTAAAGTTGAAGGGCCAGGTTCCGGTACAAGCGATTCCATACCCGCTATGTTGTCCAACGGTGAAAGTGTAATGACGGCTGCTGCAACCTCGATGTTTGCTCCGTTATTGTCGGCTTTCAATCAGATAGGAGGAGGTATTCCCATTAATGTAACAGCTTCTTCCAATCAGGCGTTAGGAGAGGACATGTTGGCCAAAGCTGTTGCAAAAGGTATGATGATGGCGCCTGCTCCGGTGGTTTCTGTGGAAGAGTTTACCTCTGTTGCTAATAGGGTTAAGTACGTTGAAAATCTTGGTAGTATATGAAAGCATATGAACTATTGATATTGAATAAGAGTCTTCTTCAAATGATGGGGGATGCTTCGCTTGATGTCGGGGATGTGAAATATATTCCCGTGTATCAAGAATATGTCCGTCTGTCAAAGGAGGGACATAAAAAGACTTATATCATGCAATATTTATCCGATGAGTATAATATTGCGGAAAGGACAATTTATCGGATAATAGATAAGTTCTCAAGTAAGGTGGATGTTTAGGGGGGGCGGAATTATTCCGCTCTTTTTTTGTTTTGAAAAAGTTGCTGACAAAGCGTGTCAGTGGAATAGACTTCTTATTTTCTTCAAGCCGTATCATGTTTTCTACCTTTGTTACAAACAATTATGTGATATGGCTAAATTATACATTAACAAGGACATTGTAGCTGATAAGGATAAAATGGAAAATTGGTATTTGACCGGTGACGAGGGGCTTTCGTTTCCGGATATCCAATACTTCCTTTCATGGCTTGACCCGGCTGACCCTAAAATTGACATTGAAATCCATTCGTGCGGCGGTGATACGGTTGAGGGGTATGCTATTTATGATGCATTACGTGCGTCGGGCAAGGAAATATCTTGTACCGTTGTTGGACGATGTGCTTCTATGGCTACCATCATTTTGCTTTCTGCTCCACTTGAACGCAGAAAAGCTTATCCTCATGCAAAGTTTCTCATCCACAAACCATATTTGGCAAGATATGATGATTTATTGGACCTTGAAACTATAGAATCCATCAAATCAAGTCTGGAAGCGGAAAAGGATAAGATGATGGCTGTATATGTTGAACGGACAGGAGTTGAATCGACCATCTTGGAGGTCCAGATGAACAAGGAGGCATGGTTTGGCGGTGAGGTTGCAAAACAACTTGGATTTATATCTGATGTTCTTATACCGACTACAGCAAAAGGAACTGATTATAAACTTAATAGTGAGAAAATGAACAAAGAGAAACAAGTAACGGTAAAGCAATCTATCATTGACAGACTGCTTGCGAAATGTGGCTACCAGAAGATAGAAGACATTCCGGTAGTATCTATGGAACTGACAGATGCCGAAGGTAATACACTGACGGTGGAACGTGAAGAAGGAGAGCCGCAGGTGGGAGATGCGGCATCCCCCGATGGCGAGCATGTTATGCCCGATGGTAAGACTATCATTGTAACAGACGGAGTGATTACAGAAATCAAAGACCCGGAAGAAGCAAACGGTGACGAGGAGATTGAAGCTTTAAAGGCGCGCATTGAAGAACTTGAAGAGGAAAATGCGGCATTGAAAACCAATGCCCGTACAGTTGAGGACAATAAGATACTGAATGCTGTAAAGATGGCAGGAGGTGAGAATTGGCTAGCAAAACATTGTTCAACCTATAGAGTCTCTTTGCGTGCCCAATCCTTCAAGAATACTGTTGAGACACAAGCAAGTGCAGAGGAGACATCTATTCAAAGAAAGTTGAGAGAGGAAAGAGAGAAGAGAGCTAAAAAGTAAAGAAAGGAGAATTGAGTATGCCTATTTTAGATTTTTCAAAATTGACGCCAGACAATCAGGCGGTGAAGGATTTGAAAGACTTGATTGAACTGACAGTCTTTCAAAATGAGGATATGGAGCGTTTTATGACGTTCATGCCTAAAGTGACCAATGGCAAGAAAGTTGGCTTCATCGGTGAGATGGAGGATGTAGGTATCGCAGGCGCCGGATGTGACCCTGAATATCAAAAAGTGGCTATCGCTGCCGCCCAGAAAGTATGGGAAATTGGTGACTGGCAAGTCCCGTTGGAAATGTGCTATGAGGACTTGGAGAATACTATTGCAAAGTACTGCTTGAAGACCGGTACCAATATTGCGGACCTTACTTCTACTGAATATATGGATGGGATTGTCCTTCCAAAACTGACGGAAGCAATGATGAAAATGTTATGGCGCTTCACTTGGTTTGGAGACAAGGATGCCGCTAATATTGACGGTTCCGGTCAAATTACGGATGGATTGAATGTAGAATTGTTCAAGACATGTGACGGTTTCTTTAAACGCCTGTTTGCCATATGTACAGAGAATTCCGGTCAACATACCGTTATATCAGCCAACTCTGAAGCATCTTATGCTTTGCAGAAGTCCAAGATGAAAGAATTGGGGGCTGCTACATCTGTGTTTGACGCGATGCTTGAAGATGCAGATAGCCGTATTTTCCAGAAGTCCGGACATGCAATTTTTGCTACAAAATCATTATGTGATTCTTTGTCACGTGATGTGAAGGAGAAATATAAGGTTATTATGCCTTGGACGGTTATTTTTGACGGCCTTGAAGTAGGAGAGTATGACGGCGTTACGGTTGTAAAATGCTCTATCTGGGACCGATTTATTCAAGCATATCAGAACGACAAGACGAAACTGAACCTTCCTCACCGTGCGGTTCTGTGTTCTCCGGACAACTTGATGTATGGCTGTGAAGGCGATAATCCGATATCTGACCTTGATATCTGGTTTGAAAGAAAACCCCGTAAGAATTACATCTATTCTACTGGTAAACTCGGTTCTATGATTGGCGAGGACAACTTGGTGCAAGTAGCATATTGACAAAAGGAGGTATTCTATGGGAGTATGTGATGATATTTTAAAGAAAGATATTGTTCCGTCGTGTGATGATCCAGTAGTACAAGGATTGGAGCAGGAAGGGGTAATAATGAATCGTGCGGATGTGGACTTTGCAGCCACAGTATTCAATTCTACAAAAAAGAATGTGATTGAAACGCTGGCTATGAAAACTGGGAAGAAGGCTTATAAGGTTGTTGTTCCTGGTAAAAATCCATTTACGGGTACAAAGACCTCATTAGTGGCTGGCACATATCGTAGTTCGTTTACCAATACAGTCGCGATTGTGATATTGGCAAACGATCCGGATGTATGCGCTGATGTTATTGACGGATTGGCTAACGGTACCTATGTTGTGGTGTTGGAGAATAAATATAAGGGTTTACAGAAAGAAGGAAACCCTGGTGATGCCGCTTTTCAGGTGTATGGTTACTATCAAGGACTTACAGCTACAGCTATCGACAACGATAAGTATAGTGAGGATACTGAAGGGGGATGGGCTGTTACCTTGGAAGAGCAGAAAACGCCTAAATCTGCATTATTCTTGTTCAAGACGAGTTATGAAGCAACTAAGACAGCTGTCAATACCTTGACGGCTGAACCGGCAGCATAGGAGGGAATATGCTTGTCTTGGAGGTGGTTGATAAGTTGAAGAGATTGGGAGATAAGGTCTCCCTTTCTTCTTCTGATAAATCAGACATTGAACTGATGTTTCATGAAGTTCTTGGTAGGACATTTACCAAGACCTCATGTGGTGATTGCTATCGTGACGCTGTGATTGAAATGTATTCGTACTTAAAAAGATATGGAAAAATGAAAGAAAAATCAAGTTATGCATTGAAAAATGGTGTATTGCTCCAAGTAGGCTTTGGAAGTAGTGAAATGTACACCAACAACAATCTTACTGACGAAGCGGCAGAAAGGTATCTTGCGGAAAATCCTAAAGGGATAGTCTTTTTTGCTTCAACGCCTTCCGATTGGGAGAAAAGGGTTGAAAGACGGATGAGTCCTGCTTTACCATTGGATGAAACTTTGGTTTCAGAATTGGTGAAAGCCTTTGAAGTGGAAGGTGCTACTTCTGAGATTGTGAGAGATGCGTTCAAGACTTATAAACTGAACGGGAAGAAAGTTACAGCTAAAGTATTGGATGCTCATATTAAAGAGGCTCAATCTGTAGTTGACTCTAAGCAGACTATAGAAGCCGTAGAAACGGTGAAATAAAGAATAACCTCACGGAACGATGAATGTAAATGAATTAAAGAAGAAGAGTAATAGGCGTGTTGACACGGGCTATTTACGTAATCTTGGCATCCAAAGCTACGGTGATGATAATTTATATCCCCAACATCTAAGAAATATCATCGCTGCGAGTTCAACGGGTAGCGAATGTGCAGAACGTTATGCCAATTTCATAGAGGGAAATGGGTTTCGTGAGGTTGCTTTTTCTGAATATGTGGTTAACCGCCGTGGAGATACGGCAGATGACATCCATGCTTTCGTCTGCAAGGATGTTGCTGATTACGATGGGATGGCGATACATGTTAATTATAATATGTTCGCAGATATAGTGGAAGTACAGCACATCCCCTTTGAAAATTGCCGTTTGTTGGAGGAGGATGAATCCGGATATATCGCAAAAATCGCAGTTCATCCGGATTGGACAGGAAAGAAAACCCGTCAGGGAAAAGCCATAAAGGTAATACCAGAAAATGTGGAGTTTATAGATGTATTTAATCCACGTAAGGAGGTGGTCTATGCGCAAATTCGGGCTGCCGGAGGGATTGAAAACTATAAGGGGCAGATACTATGGATTAGCAACACTGGGAAATTCGTGTATCCTATAGGAAGAGCTGACCGTGTGATTACGGAAATGAGTACAGATGAGGGATTAGCCAATGTGAAGTATCGTAATGTGCGTTGTAACTTCATGCCTTCCGGGATGATAATTACAAAGAAAGGTGCTTCTTCGGTACGTTTTGATGAAAACGGAAATCCTATAAAAGAGGATAGGACTAATGAAGATACTGGTTTTTCTGATACTATCGTGCAATTACAAGGAGACACCAATGCGACAAAGGTCTTAGAGGTAACCTTGGAATCTGATGAAGAAAAACCGGAGTTTGTGGATATTAGTCCTAAAAATTATGATAAGGAGTTTACCGTTACTGATGCCAGTGTGGTTGAACGTATTTATTCGGCTTTCGGGCAGGAGCCTTGGTATTGTATCCGGATTGGTAAGGTCGGTTTTTCTGGGGATATATTGGAAGATGCTTTTGAATACTATAACTCTATTGTGTCAAAGCAACAACGCATGATTGAACGGGCTTTTCAGAAAATTTTTGCGCATTGGTATGAACCTCTCAATCCTTCCAATGACTTTAGTGTACAACCTCTTAAATATATAAGAAATGCTGCGATGTCTAATAACAACAGATGAGGTCTATAAGTTGGCTCGTACGATGTCAATACACATCGATACGGAAAAGATAGAAGCATATATTCGGGAGTCGGAGAACATTGATTTGAAGTCAGCTTTGGGTGATGCTTTATTCTTAGATGTGAAAGAACATCCGGAAAATTATAGTGAGTTGCTTAATGGTAGTTCTTATACCATAGAATGTGGAGGCAAACGTTCCTTTGTAGGGCTGAAAACGACATTGGCATATTATACCTATGCTCGTATCGTGAAAAATGGAGATGGAAATGTCACCCGTTTTGGATTTGTCAATAAAGATAACGAATATTCATCGCGTTCTGATTTTAAGGAGAAACTTATGGCTTATAATGATGCTTTCTCTGTTGCTGATAGGTATATGAAAGAATGTGTTCGGTATTTGAATGATAACAAAAAAGACTTTCCGCTGTATAGGGGAAGTGGAGGGATTAATGCTAATCGTGTAACTTTTAGAGTACTTGGTGAATAATGCCTGATACACTTGACATATTAAGGAAACTTGCTCTACAGATAAGGAACGCCTCTTCTGAGGGAGAGAATACCGCAGAGAGGGTTGGACGGACATTTATTGGCATTCTTGAACTCATTCAACAAGGAATGAGCATCGAAGAATTATCAAAGGTGTTCCTTCGAAAAGACCAGGCTGACGGCACTCCCTTCCCCATGACCTTCGGTGATTGGGTTAAGTTCGGCGAATTCATCACCGGTATTTCCGGAGGTTGCATCGACAAGAATGGCATCCTGGAGATGGAGGAAGGCATTTTCCGCAAACGTGTGTTTTTCCCGGAAGTAGCCTATAACCGTGTGACCTATTTCAAAGGCAGGATGTGCGCCTCTCCCGGAGGTGGGTGTACGGTCAAGGAATGGACGGACAACGGTGACGGCAGCTATACGATTACACCCGATTTGACGGATGCTGACGGTCTGAGCCAGTTTGTCGATGATATACTTACTACTTACTTCGTCACCAAGTCACCTGAAGGCAAGCTGCAGGGGTTCGAAGAGATGAAGTTCCGGGTGACTTCTGCCGATTATACTGCCAAGACATTCGTCATGACGCCGAAACCGGGTACCGACTGGAAGCCAGGGGATGCGATGGTACTCGCCCAGACGGGTAACTTCACTGACCCCGAACGGCAGACGTACATCCTTATCGATACGGTGGGCGGCAACAACTGCATTACTTTCTTCGACCACGCCAATACATGGGATGTCGAGCCTGCCCAAGAGATGTCGTGGATTGGCAAGAAGAAAGGTCGTACTGTACATGGTATTCCGGCTGACAACTACTCGGCCGTTTTTCGTCATGTTATCATGTCCGGCAAGATATTCCAGGTGGATGACATCACCGGCGAGGCTTTCCGGGTACCGTTGTTCAAGGGAACGTGGAAAAAGGGTGAGAAGTATGCCTATTATGATGAGGTGACGCATAACGGCAGCTCATGGATATGTGTCAATGAGAAAGGTTCGACTACAGAACCGTCAGACGGCAATGCCGACTGGTTGAAATATGCGGCCAAGGGAGAAAGCGGCAAGGGTATCAAGTCTACCGATGTGGAATACGCGATATCTGCGTCAAATGTCATTGCTCCGGTGGACGGTTGGCAGACGACCTCCCCAGAATGGGAAGCCGGCAAGTATATCTGGTCCAGGACAAAGATTGTCTATTCTGATGGCGAAGTCAAGTACACCCAGGCGGCTTGTATCAGTGGCGGGAAGGGAGCCGACGGCAAGGGCATCAAGTCCATTACCGAGGAATATTACCTTTCCTCTTCACCGGCCACCACAACCGGAGGCAAGTGGCAGACAGAATCTCCTGAATGGAAAAACGGCTGGTATATCTGGACCCGGACAAAGATAGTATTTACCGATGGTACTTCCACCACAACGAATGCCATCTGTGTGACGGGCAGCAAGGGTGCAGACGGCACAAGCATCACCAATTGCGGTGACTGGCAGACCGGCAAGCATATACCTTACATGGGTATTACCAAGATGGCCGGGCGTGTGTTTCTCTGTGTCGCTCCTGGTGGTACCGACAACCCTCCGATGTGGACTCAGACGACCAATGAGGGGCGTCGCATCCTGCAGACGCAGAACGGCGGCAAGAGCTACGGCTATACCATTACCGGAGACCTTAATACCGCTGAGTATGAGCTGCTGGTGGAGTCCGGCCAGGACGGTAAGGATGGAAAAGATTATGAGTGGATATTCAAGCATACGACAGAGAATGTGGCACCTCCCACGCCAGCCACATCACAGACTGATGACTATGTGCCATCCGGCTGGCATGATGACCCGATTGGGGTGAGCGAGAGCCTGCCATACGAGTGGGCATGTTGCCGCACGAAGAAGGACGGTGTATGGAGTGCATTCAGTCCCTCTGCACTATGGGCTAAGTGGGGCTTTGACGGCGAGTCGGCCATTGTAGCCGATTTCGACAACGAGATGGAAAGCATTGCCTTGACATACGAAGGAAAGACTGTTGCGCAGTCCGTGCTCAAAACGACCGTCGGCATGTGGTATGGTACGAAGAAACTACAGCTCAAGTCCATCTCATGCGTGACGCCCTCCGGTGTGACGGAGAGTTATAATATCAATACCGGTGTGATAGCCTTTACTGTGGCTGCAGGAGTTGCAATGCCTGCACGTTCGCAGGTTCGAATTACCGTCACGGCCACCGTGCAAGATACGGATATAAGCCGCGAGCTGGTGTTCACCATTACCGGGGTGCGTGCGGGTTCTCCGGGTACTGATGCTGTACTGTATAGACTGGTACCTTCCGTATCTTCAGTAAGCAAACGGAAGGACGGTACTTACAGCGTGGCAAGCGTGTCATGTACACGCACCAAGTCTGTAGGCGGCAGTACTGCTGTTACGACGGACGGTGTGCTGAAATACAGTAAGGACGGCGGTTCGGAGGTCGAGATACAGAACGGCACGGCCATTTCCCCGAAGAACTTCACGACGCAGTTACAATTTGTATTTTATGTGGGCGGGCAGGTCGTGGACCGGGAAACTATACCCATGGTCGTGGACGGTACCGATGGGGGACCTGGGAAACCTGGCGGTGACGGCGAATCAGTCAAGGCTGGCGGTGAGTGGAGAACCGCGAATACTCCATGCAAAAAGCTCACCATCTGCACGATGGGTGGCCGGTCATGGCTCTCCAAGGTTGATACTTCGAATCCACCTCTATGGACCCAGACAACTCATGACGGGAGGCGAATCACTCAGACGCAGAATGGCGGCAAGAGCTACGGTTATATCATTACAGAAGAAGTGAACACGGCCGAATGGGAGCTGCTGACCCAGGATGGCGGCATGGTCTATCTCATCAGTACATGCAGCAATATACGGGTGAGCAGTGCCGGGTCGCTTGTTCCTTCGGCTTTCCGCGCCTATGCCAAGCGGACGCTCGGCAGCGCCACATTGACCTATCCGGACGGCTATCTGGCCGCACGGGGGTACAGCAATGGAATATGGAGTTCCATCGCCGGGCCGTCGAGGGCTTCCGAGATTACGGTCAACGCTTCTGCGGGATATTCAACGTTCTCAGTCCGCTGTTATCAGAGCCAGGCTGACGCTTCGGCATGGAATGACAGTTTCATTGCGGAGATGTCCGTGGGTGTGAGTTATGACGGTCCAAGCGGACGGGATGCCAGCGAGCCGCGTCCGAGAGGTTTTTTCACCAAAGGTAACACGTATGTGTGGAATGAAGATTACCATGACATCGTACTGGCCACATTTAACAACCGGACCATTCCGTTCCGGGTACGGGCTTATGGCACGTCGGTCACTGTTGCACCCACGTCTATTGACGGTGATGCGAATTGGGAGGCGGCACAGCAGTATATGTTCGTAGCTATGGATATGGCTTTAATAAGAAAAATACGTGCCGATGAAATCTATGTGGATGATTTGGTGGTGCAGAACGTATTGGCAAGGGATAAGAATGGAAATGTCACTTGTAGCATTGATGGTGAGACTGGAGAGGTCAATGTTCAGGGGAAGATTACCGCAACGGCCGCATTCATAAAAATACATGGTTTTAGGTCCAATGAAGGTTACTTTTACCTGAACCCCAATTTTGGCTCGGATTTTGGTAATGGTCGCCCCAGTAGAATAGGACAAAGTGAATATATGCTTCCCAGTTCTGCCCAATGTGTGGGTATGAAGATATCCTTGACCATATATAATAATTCCTCAGGAAGCACATATGGCTCTGTGTCAGTTGTGACATCGAACGGATTTAATGATATGGAATTGGTCAACGGTGCATACCGTTATTGTAATAAGGCTCATATCACAGAACCTGGTTTTTATGAATTCATATCATTGGGAGGGGTTTGGATTTCAACCAATAAAAATGGCATTTCGTATTCGTATGCTGATTTGGGTGACCATGATTACGAAAATCCGGTTAATTAATAAACTAATATAAATAAGATGTATTATGAAAGTGTTTTATGAAAGCAAATTAGCGAAATGGCTGCTGTGGCAGGGCTACAGCACCATTACTTTAGGCTGCTTCGTCTTCACCACGAAAAGCAAGGAAGAGATGAAGCAGAGCACACTTAACCATGAGGCGATTCATGTGCGCCAATGGGAGGAGTGCATGATTGCATCGGCTGTGCTGCTAACGGTAATCATGCTGTTTACCGGGTTCAGTATCTGGGTATATCTGTTATGCCCGTTGTGGTTCTACCTTCAGTATGGGTTGGAGTACGCAATATCCTACGTGTATCACCTATGCCGTAACCGGTGTTGGGTGAATGTAGGTGATAAGGCTTACGGAAATTCAGCGTTTGAAATGGAAGCAGAAGCCAACGAGAATATAGATGGTTATCTTGATGCGAGAACTCCTTTTGAGTTCTTCAAATACTACGGAAAAATTTGATTTATAATTTACAAAACGAGACTAAAAACAAAATGTTAAATCGGGCAATATTTCCATCCGGAAATTATGCCCCTTAAA